ACAAAGGGCTGCTGTGACAGGACGGCAGGGGAGCTTATCAAGAGGCTTGGCGAATGTAACGGCGACATTGGTGCGGTGTTTGGCGACTACAAGGAAGAAGCCGGAGCATGGATCCGCTTCAATCCTCTTGACGGCAAGGGCGTAAAGAACGAGAATGTAACAGACTACCGCTATGCTCTTGTTGAAAGCGACAGTATGCCTATAGAACAGCAGAACGCTGTGATGAGAGAGCTTGAACTTCCTATCGCTGTGCTTGTATACAGCGGTGGAAAGAGCGTTCACGCTATCGTCAAGATAGACGCTCCCAACTATGATGAATACCGCAGGCGTGTTGATTTTCTTTACAAGGTCTGCAAGGAAAGCGGTCTTGACATAGACAAGCAAAACCGCAATCCCTCACGTCTTAGCCGTATGCCAGGCATAATGAGAAACGGCAAGAAACAGTTCATCATTGACAAGAACATAGGCAAAGAAAGCTTTTCAGAATGGAAAGATTACATAGAGAGTATCAATGATGATCTCCCCGACCCTGAGAGCCTGAGTGCTGAGTGGGATAACCTGCCTGAGCTTGCACCACCACTTATTGACGGTGTTCTCAGACAGGGTCACAAAATGCTCATTGCAGGTCCGTCAAAGGCAGGCAAGTCTTATGCGCTTATCGAAATGTGCGTGGCGATAGCTGAGGGGGTCAAGTGGTTTGGCTGGCAATGCACCAAAGGAAAGATACTATACGTCAACCTAGAGCTTGATAGAGCATCTTGTCTGCACCGTTTCAAGGACGTGTACACCGCAATGCACCTAGAGCCTGATAACCTCAACAGCATAGACATATGGAACTTGCGAGGTCACAGCGTACCAATGGACAAGCTTGCACCAAAGCTTATACGCCGAGCAAGCAAGAAGAATTACATTGCTGTAATAATAGACCCTATCTACAAGGTCATAACAGGCGACGAGAACTCAGCAGACCAAATGGCGCACTTTTGCAATCAGTTTGACAAGGTATGCACAGAGCTTGGCTGTGCGGTCATATACTGCCACCACCACTCAAAGGGAGCGCAGGGCGGTAAGCGTTCAATGGACAGAGCCAGCGGTTCAGGAGTATTCGCCCGTGACCCTGACGCACTTCTTGACCTTTCAGAGCTTGACATTTCAGACAGCCTTTACGAGCAGCAGGAGGACGAAGCTGTTTGCCGTATCTGTGAGAACTGGATGAGGAGATTTTACAGAAATACTGATGACCTTTGTTCACAGGACGATCTTGTTACGCCGTCAAAAATGCTTGAGATAACGCACAAGTACCTGCACCCGAACTCATACAAGCTTATGATGGCCGACATAGACAAGGCTAAGCTTGCGGTAAGAAACCGCACGGCATGGCGCATAGAGGGTACTCTGAGAGAGTTCCCGAAATTTGCTCCCCTCAATATGTGGTTTGATTATCCTGTTCACAGAGAGGATACTGTGGGCGTGCTTAAAGACTGCGAGGTAGAGGACATCACACCGAATTGGAAAAAGAATTTCAGCAAGAAGAAGACCAATGAAGACCGCAGTAAGGAGCGCAAGGAGAGCATTGAAACAGCTTTCAGCGGTGTGCAGGAGAACGGCAAGTGCCGCATTTCTGAGTTGGCGGAGTACATAGGAAAGAGCGAAAAGACCGTTGGAAGATACCTCAAAGAGCATGGTGGCTTTTGGATAGAAGAGGGAGAATGTGGCTTAAAAGCTCAGTAGACAGACAGGACAAAATCGAATTTTTGAACTTTAGACAGACAGGAAAAAATCGAAAAAAATGTCAGGACAAAATCGAGCTTTTTTGCTTGTCGGACAATATCGAAAATTACCGAGTTTGTCGGACGGACAGACAAAGTATATTATATATAATATATTTTTGACCGCCTAAAGGACGGCGGTCAAAATATTATAAGCAAATATAAACCGCACCCGACACGAAAGGAGTAGACTTTATGCGAGGCAAAAACATTAATTATGATTTTTTGAACTGTGCGAGAAAAATGCCGCCGCTCAGACATACTACATCAGAAACTTTTGATATTACTCAAAGCGAGGTCGCAAGGTGGTTGGTATCTCAGCCTGATATAATGCAGAAGATTTTTGATATGGCTGCAAATCACAAGATGATAAGCTATGACCAAGCTACACGGACTTGGAGAGGAGCAGATAACAATGACTGAATTTTTTATGGCGATGATACCGCCGACGGCTACAGCACAGGAACACAAGGTGGCAGTAAGAAACGGCAAGCCGATATTTTATGACCCACCCGATGTCGAGGCGGCAAAAGAAAAGCTCACGGCAAACCTAGCAAGGCACAGACCGCCTGAGAAGTACATCTGTGGGATACGGCTCATAACAAAGTGGTTATTTCCAAATGACGGCAAACACAGGGACGGAGAGTACAAGATCAGCAAGCCTGACACAGACAACCTGCAGAAGATGTTCAAGGACTGCATGACACTATGCGGCTTTTGGACTGACGACCAGCTTGTGGCGAGTGAGATATGCGAGAAGTTTTGGGCGGACATACCTGGCATTTATGTGAGGATAGAGGAGCTATGACGATACACGAAGTAAAGAAAAGTCTCGGACGCAGGGTGAGCTACAACGGCTCTGATTGCTACGAACTGACAGGGTGCATTATCCGCAAGAGCAGTAAGACAGGTCAGTTCTTCTATCAGGCAGAGATCGCTGACAAGACTTGTGGCAACACGTTGGTGTATTGTAGGCTGGAAGAGTTGAGGTGTGAGGAGGGGTAATATGGCAAAGGACAAAACGCCCGAAGAAATGTTAAAACAGTATTCGGCAGAACTCGTGAAGTCGATAGAGCGGTACAAGTCCATTATCGAGCATGGCTGTAGTGACCCGTCACGGCCTGACGGCTGTAATGCCAATTTGTGCAGAAACCACGTTCTGGCATACAAGCGATATATTCTAGATATCTGCGCGGATAACGATTTGGAAATCCCACAGGAATATTACCTGCCAACGCCACCTGAACAGGACAATCGCTTTATGGCTGACAAGACTAGCGAAAGGTACAAAAGGTTGAACAGCTACCCTGATTATAACGGCAGGCTGACAACGAGGAAAGTTGACTATGATGATAGTCAGATGAGTTTATAGGAGGGATAAAAGTGAAAAGCTATGAGGAGCGTACCAAAGACAATGAACAGAAGATAGCGGCTTTCCAAACTAAGCAGAAAATGCCGTATGAGTTCAAGGTCAAATACGCTGAGGTCAGAGTAAGGGAGTTCATTCGTGAATGTGACAAAAGAAATCTGAATACACACATATCGGTAGGCGGACTTGACAGCATAACGCTTTTGAAATTTATACATGATTACTGTGGTTTCAGTTATGTTCCAGGTGTATCGGTATCTAGTCTTGAAGACAAATCTATTCAGCAGATACACGAGCAACTTGGTGTGATAAAGTTAAGCCCATACAAGTCAAAAATAGATATCATACGGGAATATGGTTTTCCTGTACTATCAAAAGAAACAGCCGCAAAAATAGAACTGCTTGCACACCCTACGGACAAGAACAAGACAGTTCGTCACGCTATCATAACGGGTGAAACGGGAGAGTATGGCGGTTTTCGCAAGCACACAAGAATGCAGCTTTCTCAGCGCTGGCTTGAACTGTTTGGCGGTTACGAAAATGAAAACGAAGGCGTTGACTACAAGATACCGCCGTTTAAGGTATCATCACAATGCTGCTTCTGGATGAAAGAAAAGCCGTGTGATGATTGGGCAAAGCAACACAAGAGTGTGCCGTTCTTAGGACTTATGGCAAGTGAGGGTGGCAGACGTGAAAAATCGCTAATGCTTAACGGCTGCAATTACTTTGGCAAAAGCACGATACGTTCAGCGCCATTTGCCATATTTACAAGGCAGGACTTGCTACAACTTGCACTTGACCTGAATGTGCCTGTGCCTACAATCTATGGCGAGATAAAACGTGACTTTGACGGAAAGCTTTGCACAACAAAAGCTCAGCGTACAGGCTGTTCAATGTGCGGTTTCGGCATACATATGGAACAGCGTCCTCACCGATTTGACAGGCTTCGTGAAAGAAATGAAAAAGAGTGGGATTTCTGGATGAACAAGTGTTGTGAAGATGCTGACGGCACAAAGTACGGCTGGGGGAGAGTTCTTGACTATATCGGCGTTGAATGGCGTGACAGAGTATTTGATATGAAAAATAACCAGCTTAGCTTGTTGGATATTGAGGAGGGATAGTCTATGGAAAGAAACGACCCAATGACCATGTCACGCCTGAAAGCCTACCGCAGGAACGCCTCAGCCATTGAGGATATCAAGGCGGAGCTTTCAGGCAAATACGTTGCCGACAGTATCAGCGTATGCACTCCGCCGTCCTACACGCCACACAGCACACGCATAGACGGTTTTCTGCCAAGTGGCGATACACTTTCACTGCTGTGCGAACAGGCACGATTAGAGCGTGAGCAGAGTACTGTTGAGGAGTTTATCGAGGGGATAGGAGATAGACAGATGAGAAAGATATTTGTACTCAGGTTTGTAAAAGGATTGACTTGGATACAGATAGGACACAGGGTCGGAGGTACAGCGGACGGATGTAGAATGGCGGTCAAAAGATTTTTGCAAAATGCTTAAACTTGTTCGCTCTGTTCGTTTTACCTATGTTATAATTTAAACTGAGGATAGTGTAGATGTACCTCAGACTTGTACTTTCATTGAAGTCACCTCCAATTTTCTAAGCCCCGTAAGGGGCTATGCAGGTCGAGAGCGTGCCAGCTCAACATCTGCTCCACCATTTACAAAACTCCTTATAATATTTTCACAAGAGGCACTCCGAAAGGGGTGTCTTTTGCGTTGCACGGAGGTATACAATGCCAGTACCAAGACCAGACCGAAACGGCTCACATCAAACACAGTTTCGTATCAACAAGAAGAAGATATACGCTACCCAAACAGTTTGCGGTATCTGTGGAAAACCTGTTGATTTTTCCTTGAAGTATCCACACCCACTGTCAGCTTGCATAGATCATATCATACCCATTGCAAAAGGCGGTCACCCCTCAGCCCTTGAAAACCTACAGCTTGCTCATTGGTGTTGCAATCGTCAAAAATCTGATAAATTGGTAGAAAAACAGGTGTTTGACCAAAAGGTAGAAGCCGTATCCAACCGTGTTTTACCGCAAACTTTTGATTGGAAGTCGATTTAAACACGAATTTCCACGAAATTTCCAATTTTTTTGAGCATATGGGGGCATACCACCCCCTTTGAGGGCGCTTTTCACGTTCACGCCTTCATTGTGTAAATATCTCGCAGAATTTTAAACAGGAGCAAAAATATGACAAACGAAATATACGGAATTGACTATCTGCGACGCAGACTTGCCGATAAACAAACACGAGTGCTATTGAGATATAAGTACTACGAAATGAAAAATAACGCACAGGACTTTTCGAGCCTTGCTCCCGAAAAATTCAAGGGGCTAAAGGAAACTGTCGGCTGGTGTGCGAAAGCAGTCGACAGCCTTGCTGACCGCCTGCAGTTCGATGAATTTCAAAATGATGAATTTAATTTGAGCGAAATATTCTTGTCAAACAATCAGGATATACTCATTGACTCTGCGGTGCTTTCGGCTCTTATCTCAGCCTGTTCTTTCGTCTATATCCGAGAAGATAACGGCTATCCTCGCCTGCAGGTAATTGACGGCTCAAATGCCACCGGTATTATTGATCCTGTGACAAATCTGCTTACAGAGGGCTATGCAGTGCTTGAGCGTGACAGCATGGGCGTTGTAAAGACAGAGGCTTATTTCATGGCAGGCATGACGGAAATATACTCCCATGGTGTGCTTGTTCAGCGTATACCAAACGCTGCACCATATGCACTGCTCGTGCCGATAATATATCGTCCTGACGCAAAGCGCCCTTTCGGTCACAGCCGTATTTCAAGAGCCTGCATTGCCTATACGCAGACAGCTCTCAGAACTATAAAACGCTCTGAGGTGTCGGCTGAATTTTACAGCTTTCCTCAAAAATATGTGCTTGGATTATCTGAGGACGCAGAGTTCAATAACCGCCTTGCTGCGATATCCTCTTTTCTGAATTTCACGAAAGACGGCGACGGCGATCACCCCATTGTAGGACAGTTTCAACAGCAATCAATGACGCCATATACTGAACAGCTGAGAACACTTGCAAGCCTGTTCGCAGGAGAAACAGGACTGACCCTTGATGACTTGGGCTTTGCCACCGAAAACCCCTCCAGCGCAGAGGCTATCAAGGCAGGTCATGAAAACCTACGATTAACGGCACGCAAGGCGCAGAGGACGTTCGGAACAGGCCTGCTCAATGTGGGCTATCTTGCCGTTTGTATCCGTGACAGATACGCATATCAAAGAGATGCGTTCAGAGATACAAAAGTCGCATGGCTGCCTATCTTCGAGCCTGACGCTGCTACACTTTCAGGTGTGGGCGACGCTATCTTGAAGATAAATCAGGCTGTGCCTGACTATCTTGGTGCAAGAAACATAAGGGCTCTTACAGGCATGGAGAGTGACGGCAAATGAGCGCAATTTCAGACAAAATAAAAAGCGACCTTATCAAGCTTTCAAAGAGCAACGGGCACTTGCAGAGCATTATAAAAAGGCTTGAAAGCGGTAACGCAAACCTCGCTGATGTTGATGACTTCGCACAGGCAACAGGAACTGTGCTGAAAAAAGTCTTTGAAAAAAGCATAACCGAAAGTCCAAAGGCTTTTACAGATGAACAGCTTATTGCTGAGATACTCGGTGATATATTCGGTGATAACTACGATCTTATAAACTCTGTGGCTGAAAATATCCAAAAGCAGCTTGATAAGGTGGCAGGCATAGGCATAAAGCCACAAAGAGCAGATTTCCCCTCTGAGAGGATAGAAAATCTTGCAAAAGTGACGGCTCAAAAGGACCTTACCGACAAGACGTCGCTCAGCGAGTTCACTGCGTCAGTTGAGAACATAAACGGCTCGATTTTTACCGATTATGTCAAAACAAATGCTGATTTTCGCAGTAAAGCAGGACTTAGGGTGTACGTTATCCGCTCAGACCACAGCAAATGCTGTGCGTGGTGTTCAAAGCTTGCAGGAAAGTACGTCTATCCTGATGTTCCAAAGGACGTGTGGCGGCGGCATAAGCGCTGCACCTGTGAGATAACCTACGTCAATGAAAAGGCAGGCACATATGATCAAATAAGCTATTCAGACGTTCAAAACGGCAAAGAGATCGAAACACGCAAGCAGGTCACAAGGCTCACACCTGAGCAGGCGAGAGCTAAGGAAAAAGAAGTGCTTAGCAGGATTGACAAATCGAAAAAAAGTGGTATAATGAAATCAGGAAGAAACCTTGAACGAAAAGAGCAAAACATAGGTGCGTTCTCAACGTTGACAGTGCCAATGCAGAAAAGAGAAATTCTGAACATATGTAGAAAATATTCTATTGATACTAGCGGAATAACCTTTAAGATTCAGCGTTCTGAAAAACTCCTTGCACTTCCTTTTTATGGCTCAACAGACTATAATAACATAGGAAGAATAGACTTGTTCCCAAGTGCATTTTCTTCTGAAGAGGAATTAGTAAAAACCATATTGCATGAAAAGTGCCACGTTTTACAGCTAAAGAAACATGGCAAAGCATATGCTCAGCAAAACTTAGATTTAATGGAAAAACAAGCTTATAGGTTTGAACGATTATTTTATAGCTTGGTTACAAAGAGGTGATAGTATGAAATGGCTTGACAATCTAGCGAGTATAAAGCAGCTCCATAAGGCAGGCAAATGCCCATATTGCGGACAAGAAAATACAGATTACAGATTGCTTGAAATAAGCAGTGGTAAAGGATATGGAGATGTTTGGTGCAATGACTGTAAAAAAGCTTTTCATATTTCTCGTATAGAAGTATCAGAGACAGACATTCGAGAAAAGCAGTTACCTCCTGAACTCAAATATTAGTTAATAACCGCTCCGCTACGGCGAGGCGGTATTTTTATACCCAAAATCAGAAAGGACGGATATTATGGCACTTGACCTAGGTACAATATGGCAGCTGTGTAGAGCCAAGAATGATATTAAGAACATCAGAATGGAAATTCAGAAGATAAAGGATAATGCTGATTATGTTGCGGCACTGATACGCTGTGAAAGGTCATTGAGTATAGTTTTATCCAATGCTGAAAAGGTCAAATCGACAAAGTAAATATCAAACCAAGCACCTTAACGGGTGCTTTTTTTAGTACCTAAAAGGAGGTAATCCACTATTGAGGATAAGAGAGTCGGCAGGCAGACCCCCACCATATCGGTAGTGTTGCCATATGAGCAGACCAAAGGCAATGAGGCTGTAGAGTTATATAACAGCACAGGCAGGACTGCTCAGGAATGGCAGGAAATACAGCTCTACGACATCATGGCTATTAATGACGAAGGCTTGTGGACACATATGAAATACGGCTACAGCGTGCCAAGACGTAACGGAAAATCTGAAATACTTATAATGCGTGCTCTCTGGGGACTTATCCACGGAGAGCGTGTTCTTTATACGGCACACAGAACGACCACCTCTCACAACGCATGGGAAAAGGTCATTGAACGTCTTGCAAAGGCAGGATATACCGAAAAAGAGAACTTCAAGACCACAAAACAGTTTGGCCTTGAACGTATCGAGTGGCTCAAAGATAATGACGGAGGTCTTATCAACTTCCGTACACGTTCATCAAAAGGCGGACTTGGTGAGGGCTATGACCTGCTCGTTATAGACGAGGCTCAGGAGTACACGGCTGACCAAGAAAGTGCATTGAAATACGTTGTTACCGATTCTGCAAACCCTCAGACACTGATGTGCGGTACTCCTCCCACTGCGGTATCATCTGGAACTGTGTTCTATCAGTATCGCCGTGACACTCTGAGCGGAACTAATGTTGATAGTGGCTGGGCAGAGTGGAGCATACCTGAAATGGCTGACGCACATGACCCTGAACTTTGGTATGAAACAAATCCCTCACTCGGCACGATATTAACCGAGCGTAAGATACGTTCAGAGCTTGGCAAAGACCAGACAGACGATAATATCCAGCGTTTAGGACTGTGGTTAAGATACAATCAGAAGTCTGCCATAAGCCGGGAGGAATGGCATAACTATCAGATCGATACAGCACCAAAGCTTTCAGGCACGCCTGAACTGTTCTTCGGCGTTAAGTATGCAAGATATACGGCAAATGTTTCTCTTGCAGTTGCCGTTAAAACTTCTGACGGCAAAATATTCGTTGAAGCTATTGACTGCCGCCCTGTGCGAGAGGGGAACGGCTGGATGATCTCATATCTCAGGAATCCTCACGCAAGGCAAGTGACCATAGACGGTGCAAACGGACAGGCTGTGCTTGAAAGTGATATGAAAGACGCAGGAGTTAAGTGCAAGGCTGTGCTGCCAAAGGTTGCTGAGGTGGTGCAGGCGTCAGCTCAGTTTGAGCAAAGTCTGTTTGCTGATAAGATATGCCACGCAGAACAACCTGCACTTGAGCAGGCTGTTTCAAATTGCGAACACAGAGCCATAGGCTCAGGCGGAGGTTTTGGTTACAGCTCTATTATGGAGGGCGCTGACATTTCGCTGTTAGAGTCGGTGGTGCTTGCACATTGGAGCTGTGCGAACGCTAAAGAAAAGAAGAAGCAAAAGATAAGCTACTGATATTTGAAAGGAATGATATTATGGCAGAAGAATTTGAGCCTGTTACAACGCAGGAACAGCTTGACAAGATAGTAAACGCCAAGCTGGAGGAAAACACAAACGCTGTCACAAAGCAGTTTGAGGGATATGTTTCCCCTGCTGATATGGCAGAAAAGGTCAAGGGCTATGAAACCACTATAGCAGACCTTACGGCAAAGGGCAAGGCGGCTGAACAGAGCCTTTGCAAACTGAGAGCCGCACAGGAGTACGGACTTCCTGCGGAGCTTTCGGACAGGCTCAGCGGCGAGGACGAAAAGTCTATAAGAGCCGATGCAGAAAAGATGTCAAAATACTTTAAGACATCACACAATGCCCCTGATTTCAGAGCAGAGGGCGACCCAAGCAAAAACAGTGCGGAAAACGCACTTAGAAAAACACTTGAAAAGCTGAAAGGAGAATAATCATGGCAGAAACAATTAAGAGAGGCACACTTCTTGAGCCTGAAACAGTAACAAGCATTTTTTCAACAGTAAAGGGTCATTCCACCCTTGCAAAGCTCAGCAGAAGAGATCCTGTGTCCTTTAACGGCAACGACTATTTCGTTTTCTCTATGGACGATGAGGCGGACGTTATCGGTGAAAGCGAGGCTAAATCCGCAGGCAGTGCTAAGCTCGGCAAGGTAACAATGCGTCCGCTCAAGATCGAATACGGCGCACGCTTCAGTGACGAGTTCATCTATGGAACAGACGAGAAAAAGCTTGAGGTCATGAAAGCATTTGCAGAGGGTGCAGCGATCAAGTTTGCTCGTGCTATCGACATTCTTGGCTTTCACGGAATCAATCCAAGAAAGAAAACTGTTGTCGCTGCTTTGGATAATAACTATATCGACAAGGCGGTAGCTGACAATAGTGCAAAGGTCGATTTTGACAGCACAGACCCTGAGGGCAATCTAGAAGACGCTATTGCTCTGCTTGGCGACTACGAGGCAACAGGCTTTGCACTTTCAAAGGACTTTGCCTCTGCACTTGCAAAGCTCAAGGTCAACGGCGTAAAGCAGTATCCTGAGTTTGGTCTTGGTGCAAATCCAGGCAATCTCAATGGCACAGCTTGTGACGTCAACTCCACTGTAAACTTCAATAAGGGTACAGACAGAGCTATCGTGGGCGACTTTGCGAGAGCCTTTAAGTGGGGCTATGCTAAGGAACTTCCTTTGGAGGTCATTCCTTATGGCGACCCTGATAACTCAGGCAGAGATCTGAAAGGACACAATGAGGTGTATCTCAGAACAGAGGCTTATATCGGCTTTGCTATCCTTGACCCTAAGGCATTTGCAGCCGTTCAGGCCGTTCAGGCAACAGAATGAGCAGCGTTTATGCCACTATCGACGACATAGCAGTATACGGACGAAAGCTTACATCACAGGAGCAGCAGGCGGCGGATAGTCTTATCGAGACCGCCTGCGCAAAGCTCCGTGTTATAGGCAAGCGTTATGGCGTTGATGTCAATACCCTTGTGACGAGTGATGAAGACTATGCGTTGACAGTAAAGGCGATAATCTCAAAGGCTGTTGTGAGAAGTCTTGACTGTTCGGCTGATAATGCACCACCTGCTGTGCAGGCGTCTCAGGCAGCTATGGGCTATTCGGTGTCAATGACTTATCTCAATTCAGGACAATCTTTATATTTTCTCAAAAACGAATTGAAAGAGCTTGGTATCATTCGTCAGAGGTGGGGAGCTATGGAGGTATATGACTATGAGAACAATGATAAAGGGAATTTCGGTGAAGCTTAAAGTGCAGACGCAGACAGGTGTTGACGGCTTTGGCAGACCAACTTATGAGGATAGTTGGGAGCTTGTTGACAACGTTCTTGTAGGCGAGCCGTCGTCTGATGATGTTATAAGCGAGCTTAACTTATCGGGCAAACGCATAGCTTATGTGCTTGCTATACCGAAAGGCGACACTCACACCTGGGAGAACACAGAAGTTGAGTTCTGGGGAATGACGTTCAAAACTGTTGGTATCCATACGCAGGGCATTGAAGAAAATCTGCCGCTCAGCTGGAACAAGAAAGTCAAGGTGGAACGCTATGGATAAGGTAAAGATAGTTCTTGACCGAAAGGGCGTAATGCAAATGCTAAAGTCTAAAGAGGCGGAGAACATCTGCCGTGAGTTTGCAGACAAGGCTGCCAAACGTTTAGGTGACGGCTATGAAGTATCCACCTATGCAGGCAAAAAGCGTGTGAATGCAAGCATAAAGGCTGTGACCTACAAGGCGAGAAAGGAAACAAAGCAAGACAATGCCATATTAAAGGCGGTGCTGAGAAAATGATAGAAGAAGTTATACTGGGCTATCTGAGCAAGAACCTTGACGTTCCTGTGTTTATGGAAGAGCCTGCAAAGCCGCCGCAGAAGTATATCATCATCGACAAGCTTGGCTCGTCTGAGAAAAACAGACTATCTTCGGTGACCCTCGCCGTGCAGTCATACGGCGGCAGCCTTTACGAGGCGGCAAGGCTCAATCACACCGTCAAGGCAGCTATGCGTGACGCTGTGACCCTTGATGACGTCATATCCTGCAAGCTGAACAGCGATTATAATTACACCGACGAAGAAACAAAACGATACCGCTATCAGGCGGTATTCGATATACGATTTTACGATTAAAAGGAGAGATAACTATGGCAAACACCAATAATGCAAACAACGTTACCGCAGGCAAGCCTAAAATAGGCGGTGCGGTATATCGTGCACCTAAAGGCACAACGCTGCCGACAGACGCAACATCGGCTCTTGCAGCGGAGTTCAAGTGCCTTGGCTATTGCTCAGAGGACGGACTTTCAAACGGCAATGACCGCTCAAACAGCAACGTAGCAGCCTGGGGCGGAGATGTAGTGCTCAATATGACCAACGCAGGCAGTGACACATTCACGCTGACGCTCATCGAAACGCTCAACGAGGAAGTGCTCAAAACTGTCTACGGCTCTGATAACGTCACAACTGCACTTGAGGGCAAGGACATAACAGTTGCCGTGAACGGCGGCTCTGACGAGGAGAGCGTGTATGTTTTCGAGCTTATCCTCAAGGACGGAGCTTTAAAGCGTATCGTAGTCCCTTGTGCCTCTGTAACGGCTCTGGGCGAGATCAAGTATATAGACACTGACGCAGTGGGCTATAACATCACGCTGACAGCCGTCAACGACAGCAAGGGCAACTCACACTATGAGTACATTCACCTGAAATCTGAGTAACAGGAGGAAGATCATATGCTTAAAGGTATCACAAAAAGCGGTTTTGACTATGAGATAGAGGATAAGGCTCTTGACAACTGGGAGCTGCTTGAATCACTTGTGGCGATAGATGAGGGCGACACTGCCGCTGTCATCAAGGTGGCAAGACAGCTCCTTTCCAAGGCACAGCTCGACAGCCTCAAAGAGCATTGCAGAGATATAGACACAGGAATAGTGTCAAGAAACAAGATGCTTGCAGAGATCGCCGATATACTGAAAGGCGAAGGCTCAGAGGGCGACAAAACAAAAAACGCCTGAGGGCTGTCTGCGGACTTGCTCATATGATATGCCGTGATGAGATGTCGCTTGCCTGCGATCTCGCAGAGGTCTATCACATATACGACTACAAAACGCTGCCGCTTTCCTCAGTGGCGGCGTTTTTTATGGGTCTGCGTCCCGACAGCCGATGCAAGATGCTGCTCTCGGGGGATAAGGTCACTCTTGACACGCTCCTTGCTGCAATGATATATGACAAGCTTGCGTGGCTGCAATGGGCTAAAACGAAAGACGGTGCAAGAGGTGTGAACATACCCGAAACTGTTGTTTCAAAGCTTTTAGGCGACAGTGAGAGCAAGATACGAGGATTTACAAGTATCGAAGAATTTGAAAAAGCAAGGCAAGAACTGATAGGAGGTGAAACGTAATGGCGGAAGGAACTAAGCTTGCGGACGCATATGTGCAGATAATACCTATCTCAGAGGGCATAACAGGCAGAATAAAAGACCTGTTCAAAGACCTGCCCGACGAGGGCGACAAGGCAGGCGACAAAACAGGCAGCTCCTTTGCCTCAAAGCTCAAAAAAGCTGTTGCGGCGGCAGGTGTGGGAGCGGCTATAAGCAAGGTCGTCACCTCTGCATTCACTGAGGGTGCGGCACTTGAACAATCTCTTGGCGGTGTTGAAACGCTCTTTAAAAAGCACGCTGATATCGTCAAGAAGAACGCACAGGATGCCTACAAGACCGCAGGAGTAAGTGCAAACGAGTATATGGAGAACGTCACGAGCTTTTCTGCGTCGTTGCTTTCATCTCTTGGCGGTGACACTCAAAAGGCTGCAAATGTCGCCCACACTGCTATGGTGGATATGTCCGACAACGCCAACAAATTCGGCTCGGATATGCAGTCTATACAAAACGCTTATCAAGGTTTCGCAAAGCAGAACTACACAATGCTTGACAACCTCAAGCTTGGCTACGGTGGAACAAAGTCTGAAATGGAAAGGCTTTTGCAGGACGCTCAGAAGCTCAGCGGAGTTGAATACAACATTGATAATCTGAGTGACGTATACAACGCTATCCACACAATTCAGCAAAACCTTGATATCACAGGCACAACAGCCAAAGAGGCAAGCACCACCTTTTCAGGTTCATTCGCAAGCATGAAAGCTGCCGCCAAGAACTTTCTTGGTGTGCTTACATCAGGTGGTGATGCTGACAAGGCTTTCAATGACCTGATAGGTTCGACAGAAACATTTTTCGGTAACGTAAAGCGACTTGCAAAGAGCTTTGTATCTCAAACGGCAAAGGTATTTGATTCAGCAGTTGGTCAGCTTTTTGAGAAAATGGGCGTTGACGCAGAAAATATAGAGGGCGTTATAGAGGGTGTTCACAACGCCCTTAAATCCATAACAGCGGCAATTGTGACATTCATTGCGGTGTCAAAGGTGTCTGCGGTCACAAAGTCCTTTGAGGGGCTTACTCTGCAAATGATACAAGGCAAGGCTATGGCAACAGCCATGAATGCCGAAATGGCTATAACTCAAAATCTTGCGGCAGGTATCGCCGCAGGTGTTGCACTCATAGGCAGTGCGATCATAAATCATTTTGCCAATGAGATAGACGTCACAGAAAGCAGTATAGTGAATTTGTCCGAGAGCGTCAAACAGTTTTCGGACAAATGTCTTTCCACCAAAAGTGCCGTTGAAAGTCTTCACGAAGAACTTGCCGACAGCACAGACAGTAATAAAAAGCAGGCTGACTCTTATCGTGCACTCAATGACAGGCTCAAAGAGCTGAATGAAACTGAAAATAAAAGTGCTGATGAAAAAGCCGAAATGCAATCCATTATAGATCAGCTCAACGGCGATATAGAGGGCCTTAATCTGACCATAGATGATCAGACAGGCGGCTTGAAAAACAACACAGCCGCAGTAAGCGATATGCTTGACGCTTATGCGGATATGCAGGATACAAAGGACTTGCAGGATAAGCTTGCGGAGGCTCTGAGAAACCAAGCGGCGGCTCAGAACGAGTATGATGAAGCACTTGAACGATACAAGCAGGCTAAGGCTGACGGCTTGACAGGTGATGATTTTGACGCGCTTGCACTGTCCCTCAACACCGCTCACGGTGCACTTACAACAGCAAACAATGACCTTTCCTCTGTAAGACAGTCCATAGAGGAAGCAAACACCGCTCAGAAAGAATTTGCCGACGCTTATGCTCTTACAACAGGCTCGATAGCAGAACTCTCGGAAGAAACGCTGTCGCAGATAAATGACATCTGCGGCAAGTATGCAGACGCATACAAAACCCAGCACGATCTTGTGTTCGGACAGATAGATCTTCTTGACGAGTTCTGTGGAAAGTCAGATGTGACCGCCGAACAGCTTATCGCAAATCTTGACGATAACATAAACGGCTTTACCGACTGGGAAAACAACCTTGCTAAGCTGAAGAAAAAGGTCGCAGACGGCATTATCTCACAGGACTTTTACAATAATCTTGAAGAAATGGGTCCAAAGGGCGCAGGCTACGCAAAGGCGTTTGTTGATATGTCAGATAAGGAACTCAAGAAATACTCTGTAAAGAGCAAGGGCATTTTTGACGAAATGAATGACTACGTTGACAGAAGTATGAGCAAGATGAAAGATTCTTCTGCAAAGCTACTTGATGAGCTTGTGGGAATGGCAGGTCAGCGAAACTTTGAAATGAGAGCGGCATACGAGGTCTTAGGACAGTATGCCGCAGACGGCTATGCGGACGGCATAAAAGGCAGAATGCCCATAGTAAATGCCACAGTAAGTGAAATGATACGAAACGGCATAACCGCCGCAAGGCTTGCTCAGGATTCACATTCTCCGTCAAGAGTTTTCCGTACACTTGGCGGATATGTGGGAGAGGGATATGCTCTTGGTGTGGCTGATGAAACGTATCTCGCAGTGCAGGCTTCTGAAAACATGGTCAGATCTGCTATACAAAGTGCCAGCAGTGTTGACAGCAGGATAGATGTATCTTCACTGAGAGAGCAGACAGCTACACAAACTGTGCCTGATACGTCAAACATGGGTATGCGGTCGGCTATACTCAACGCCCTTGCAGAGTATGCCTCTGTTGACGGCAAAAGCGCCAAACAGCCTATCAATGTAACTGTGGAGATAGACAAGCGAGCTGTTGGCAAGGCTGTGGTAGAAGATATAAACTCGCTGACAAAGCTTAATGGCAAGTCACCGCTTGTATAGGAGGTAATGCAATGGAATATCTTAAATTTGGTGATACTGAAATAGCTGTGCCGACAACGTTCACAATAGATAAGAAAAAAATAATGTCCGATAATGCAGGGCTTTCCTCGACCTGCAAATATGTGGGTGACGTAAAGGGGCTACAGACCACGCTTCACATAGAGTGGGCAAACCTTAAACCACAGGAAGTAGCAATTATAAACGAGTATGTTCTGAATGTGCAGGACGCTGATTTTCCTGTTACCTACCTTGATGAAACGTTCAACATGGTCACGGTACGTTTTAGGGCAGAGGGTACAACATACGAGCAGTGGGGTTGGGATAAGAAAAGACAGCTTTGCAAGGTGCTTTCCCTTGACCTTTATGCCTATTCCGGTACAGGTGAGGTGACATAAATGTACACAGTAAGCGACATTGTATCATCAAAGATAGAGAGCTATTGCAGAACGTGGAGAATGGAGCTTGAAGACACAAACAGCATACTTACAGGCGACAAGATAGTATCTGCAAGCAGTACAGCTCAAAGCACGTCCTTGTCTGACGACATCGAACTAGGTGCCGTGTGTTCGCAATCGTGGAACATGACCATAAGTGACACAGAAACAGCGTTTCTTGGCAAAGAGTATGACACATATCTGTATCTCGTAGACTACGAAACTAGCGGCATACTTGCAGGCGAAAAGATACCAATGGGACATTTCACCTGTGTTAAGTCGAAAAAGTCGGGCGGCAGTGTCCAGCTGACAATGGCGGACAGGCTGTATTTCTCGGACAAACCGTATGTACCTCACATACCTATCCCGAACTGGAATAGATCCGTTGAAGACGACATTTGCAGACAATTAGGATTGCAGAACGGCAATGACTACACAGAGGTGCGACTACTGCGTGACAAGAACGGCAGAAGGTTGATAGATAAGAACGGCAAGGTGCTGTACTCAAAGTATTTCTATTTCAAAGTCAGCTCAGTGCCAAAGGACGTGACCATGCGCCAAATGCTGTCCTATCTGGCTTCTGCTCAGGGCGAGTTTGGGTATGTTGACAGGTACGGAAAGTACGTCCGAAAGTGGTATGGCAAGAGCGTGAAAACATTGGATAACAACACAATAGACCTGCCAACACTGTCAGAAAGGCAGAACGTGATATTCGGTATAGTCTGCAAAGTAAATGACGATACTACGCTGTCACTTGGCGTGACGGACACAACACAGGGTAGAGTTTTGGAGTTTGAAAATCCATACATGACAGAGTCACTTTTGCAATCTCTGTGGCGCAGAATAGGAGGTTTTTCATGGTACACTACCGAATTGTACCACAGACTTGGTGACCCACGTTTCGACATAGGTGACGTGGTGACCTACACCAACGGCACAGACAATTATGATATACCGATAACAAATTTAGGATTTAACTTTGACGGAGGGCTGAGTGCTGATATTTCAGCGGTAGGCCTGAGTGTTGAAGAACAGCTTTAAGGGGGGCGAGATAATGGCTGATGATTTGACATTGACACAAGACATCACAGAAAATGACTATCCTATGCAACACGCAGGTGAGGAAATCGATGAAATACTGAGCCGAGCCGGCAAGATACACTATGGCACTGTGGAATACAAGATGACGAAAGCGAATCCATTGATGCAGATACCGCTTGGACTGACCTTTGCACCTAAACAGGTAATAGCAACGCTACGGAAGACAGACACACCAACACCATATCAGAACTACTGCACCCACGTTAGTGGTTCGGGAAAGTCGTACTATCTGAACGTCTGCATGGGATCTAATAACGGGTCAACAGTGGAAAACGTGCCAACAGGAACGTACTATGTGGATTACATTGCAATAGAGTAAAGATGGGTGATTAAATGACGATAACATTAAATGCAGATTATGACGTAACACTGAACACAGCCCTTTTGGGCTATGTTGGCGAAACGAACGCTAGGCCCGTGTCGGTCGAGGGCATGGAGATAGACGGCGCAGACCGCTATGTGCTGACTATCGACTATGGCGATGGTGTGACGTATGAGGTCGATATCACAGGCGGACAGTGGACACCTACGGCAGATATACTGCGGTCAGCGCAGACCGTATCGTGTCAGATATGTGCAAAGAAGCTGTCTGGCGACGAGTATATTTTAGTTAAAAAATCACGCATATTCCGCCTGCGTATCGGTGCGGCTATAGGCGATAATGCTATCCCGTCACCAAGTGTGGCAGCTGACGCACTAGACCGCATAGACGCCATAGGCAGGCAGACACACGCAGATATGCAGACAGCCGTCACCGCTGCAGAAACAGCGACAACAGCGGCTGAAAACGCTGAGAAATCAGCTACCACCGCAGGAGTATCAGCCGATACGGCAACGCAGGCGGCAAGCCGTGCTGAAACCGCAAAGATAGCGGCTGAAACGTCCGCAACACAGGCAGACACCGCCATGCAGGGTGCAGAAATCGCACGTCAGCAGGCGGTCACTGCACAGAACGCCGCAAAGATATCCGCAGCCCAAGCATCAACGGCGGCACAGCAAACCACAGCTGATAAGAATATAACAGCAGGCTACGCTAAAACTGCTAAGACCAATGCTGACAGCACTGCGGCAGACAGACAGGCGGTGCAGGAAATGGCGGAACAGGTCACGGTTGACAAGGCGACAGTGGCAGAAAATGCCGCTAAGGTCGCAGAAGACAGAACAGCCGCTGAAACCGCTGCGCAGACAGCACAGGCGGTGGCTGACAGTTTGCCTGATGATTATGTGACGGCTGTCGGGAAGATAGCCGAGAATACAGCTGAAATAGCTAACGTAAAGCTGACGGATAAAGAGTTGCAAAGGCGTGTGGACGCACTGTATTCCATCGGTCAGGGTGTGACCCATAAATTTGAAACGGACAGCGAAACGGCGTATCAGAAAGCAGTGCCTACAGGTGGTAAGCTGATGAGCGTGAAGTCAATAGGCGGTCATTCTGAGGTCATTGACGGGGAAATTGTTAGTGCTGGGGTGACAGAGGTTGTGGAGCAGGGACGAAATTTGTTTGATGTTGAAAAATGTGCAGCATTAGGTCTGTATTACGGTTTTGAAATTGACACAAATAAAACACTACAAATAGCCCTGAAAGACGAAAAAACGTGTCCGACAAATGTGTCGTTTGGAATTGTGTATGTTCATGGCAACACAATGGCAAACTGGCTGATTACATCGAATGGTGTCAGAGAAACTATAACAAATTCTAGGGATATGACCGATTCAACACAAATTATGGTGGCATGTTATCCAGGTAACAAAGAAACCATGCAATCAATAGCTGACGCATTTGATATAATGCTTGTGGATGGTATATACAAATCAGATACCATGCCAGCCTACGCCCCCTACCACAGCAACGTTTACCCAATCCCAGAAAACATTAGGGCACTGCCTGGCTACGGTTGGAGTGCAGGAACGGCACGAAACTATGTGGACTATGAAAATAAAAAATACTACCAGTGTGTGGGTAGTGTGGATTTAGGAACGCTGACGTGGACTGCTGGTGAATCTGTGTCATTTAAAACACATCATTTAGCCGGGCAAAAATTGACAAAAAGTTATAGCATTGCACCAAATTTCATATGCCCAAAATATTCGACAAAAACGCAAAATGAATCGTGGGGCAAAACCAGTATAACAGGCATATCAGCTACATCAAACGTTAACGGGTATATCTATGTCAACGATACGTCCTATACCGACGCTACCGCATTCAAACAGGCAATGCAGGGCGTAATGCTATATTACGAATTGGAAACCCCTATCGTCACCGACATTTCAGACCTGATACCTGATGATTTTCTACGAAACGTTGAGGTCGAAGCAGGCGGTTCAATCACGTTCAGAAGCAGCAACGACAGCTATCGCATACCTGTTCCGAACGAAGAAGAGTATATCGTGAAACTATCAGAAGTGGGAGATACAACATGACGGAGCTACAGAAGAAAATGATGAAAGCCGCAGGGCTGACGGAAGATAATTTCAGCAAACCAAAGGTCACCGAGATAGACAGGATAAAGGCAAACGTCGATTTTCTGGCTATGCTGAACGGTGTAGAATTGGAGGTGAGCGGTGATGAGTAAGAACTACGTCAAGGTCAAGAGGTACTATGACAGCCGTTTGTGGTCGGTTGCTATGGTAAACGCCGCCGTCGGCAAGTGGATCACGGCTGAGGAGTATGAGATGATAACAAAGGAGGTATACCATGAAGCAGAAGTTAGCGAAACTCATTGATGTAAAGTCCATTGTAACACTGTTCTTGACAGCGGTGTTCTGCGTGTTGGCACTGCGCCGCACGATTTCAGCAGATCAGTTCATCACGGTGTTTACTGTGGTGATATCGTTCTATTTCGGCACGCAGTCAGCCAAAAGAAAGTCAGGTGATGATGAGTGACGGAAGCGATAATAGTCGCACTGATAACGGCGGCTTCGGCGGTAGTGTGTCAGATTGTCATAGCATCTAACAGCCGTAAGACTATGCAGCAGGCGCAGTATGATAGCCAGAAAACGATACAACAGGCGCAGTATGATAGCCAGAAGCTTATCGAGTACAAGATAGACAAGCTGTCTGAGCGTGTGGACAAGCACAACAGTGTTATTGCTCGCACCTATAAACTGGAACAGGATTATGCTTTGATTGATGAGAAAATCAAGGTGGCTAATCACAGGATTGATGATTTAGAAAGGAAGTAATTTTATGGCAAAGACATTCAAGGGTATTGACGTTTCACAGTATCAGCAGAGCATTGACTTCAAAAAGGTAAAAGCTTCGGGGGTCGATTTCGTTATCATTCGTGCTGGCTTCGGCAAGTACGCAAATCAGAAAGACCCATATTTCGAGAGCCACTACAAGGCAGCTAAGGCGGCAGGGCTAAAGGTCGGTGCTTACTGGTACAGCTATGCGGCAACTGTCGCTGAAGCAAAGGCAGAGGCTCAGACCTGTATCAACGCTATCAAGGGCAAGACGTTTGAGTATCCGATATACTTTGACCTCGAGGAACGTTCACAGTTCGCAAAGGGCAGAGCATTTTGCAACAGCCTTGTCAAGACTTTCTGCAATGCACTTGAACACGCAGGCTACTGGGCAGGACTGTATATTAGCCGTTCGCCTTTACAGCAGTACATATCTGCCTCTGTTGCCAAGAGGTATGCCCTGTGGGTCGCTGAGTACGGCTCACGCTGCAACTACGGCGGAACATATGGTATGTGGCAGTACAGCTCCACTGGAAGAGTCAGCGGTATCAGCGGCAATGTTGATATGGACATCTGCTATGTGGACTATCCTGCGAAGATCAAGGCGGCAGGGCTGAACGGCTTTAAGAAGCAGGCTATCAGACCGACTAGCAAGCCGACTACAAGCTCCACAAAGAAGACAGTAACTTATACTGTAAAGCGTGGAGACACGCTCTCGCGCATCGCACAGCGCTACAAGACCACTGTTGCGAAGCTTGCTAAGAATAATGGTATCAAGAACGCTAATCTCATTTATGTTGGGCAGAAAATTAAGATTAAGTAGGTAGAATTTCAGCCGACAGGGGTTATTCCTTGTCGGCTGTTTTCATATCTTCATCTATTAACTT